TGTCAGCCAGTCTTATTTAGAACAATTGAACTTAGGAGAAGGACGCATTCCGGCTTCTGGCGAAATGGGAATGGTTTTTGGAAATGGTGTACTCCAGCGTTTTACCAATGCGAAAATGTAAACGTTTACAAATTCCATGCGTATAATACTTTGATTATCAAACTAACTACTGTAAAATTATGGGAATTACGGATCAAAAGGGAACCCCGCCGGTCGACCCATTTGCGGGCCGGGCCGGACGGGGCTGGGGTGGGAGCTAGGCATTAATCCAATTAAATAAGCTAATATTGCCCATTTGAACTGTATTTAAAGGGAAATTAAATAAAGTAATTCTCTCCACTTTATCCATATTATACGCTCCCGTTCCACCAAATTGAGTAATTAATCCTATCCAAGCGCTACCCTCATACATTTTTATGCCGCAATTTAGCACTGAGGATGCAATAATAGTTTTACCGGTAATTGAGGTGGGTGTCTCATAGTTTATTAACGGCACAGACGCTAAACTTATATCTTTTCCGCTATCGTAGCTGAATGGCAATTTAAATAATGGGAACCAGGTTAAAGCCGAATCATTATTAAAATTGGTACGAACACTAAGTGACACGAAATCTTTTGTCAAAACTATTCCCGCATTCATCAGCATTAAATTTAGATTTTTGTTATAAAAATAATTTGCCGCATTATTAAAATAATAACTTGTATTTAATGTTAAGCCAGTAATAACTTCAATATCGGCAATTGTCATTATTTTTTTTTGCCATGTGCCTATTCCTTGTGCAAGAGCTTGATTAGCTTTTTTTTCCGCGCTGTTAGCAACCTGCACAGCATTATTGGCATTTGTAATAGCAGTACTTGCGGTACCTGCCGCCGCGCTTGCGGTCTGTTCTGCCTGTGCCGCTTTTTCCGTTGCCGTCGTAGCCGCATTTGTAGCGGCCGTTGCCGCAGTAGTCGCATCCGTCGCGGCCTGTGTCGCCGCATCCGCCGCATCCTTTGCAGTACTTGCTAAACCACTAGCGGAATCAGCCGTATTTTTAGCCCCAGTAGCAGTCACATTAACATCAGAAATTGCGGTATCGATTGCACTAAAAGCGCCATTAACATCTACCAACCAGGTAGGCTGATCCGTACCGATCCACTGCGGTAAATTATAATTAGGTGTCTTGTTTGTAAATCCCATTCTTTTACCTCCTATGCGGCCAATAAGGTTTTGCCGCTAAAGTCATAGTTGTGAGCCGTAAGTGCTTTGCCGTCATAATCTGTTGCAGTTAAAGCAAGCGCGTCGTACTCGGTTGCATTAATTGGTGCGTCTTTGTGGTACTGGAAAAGCTGTAGTATTACATCCTTAATCAACATGTACTCGCCAGTTTCCGGGCTAAACATGTAGAAATTAGGATCAATCCATAAATATTTTTTGGCAAATAAATCATAGGTCAGTGCAGTAAACTTTTTATTATCATACTGCTGTGCCGTCAGATGGAGTGAGTCATACTCCCATGCCGTCAGTGCATAATACTTTAGGTACTGTACGATGTTGTCTAGAGCCGTCTGTAACTTGACCTTTTCGCCAGTTATCGGGTCGATCACAATCGGTTGTGTGATTTCCGGAATCATGTCAATTAACTTTTGTATCTCGTTGTCGACATAATCACGCAGTGTTTTATCGAGTGTAACGATAGACTCCTGTAACTGATAGATCTGATTGTTAATGTAGACTGTTAGCTCGTTTATTCGGCTGGTGACCCATGCCTGACTGTTAGCAATAGAGTTGTCAACATAAACTCGCATCGCATCGACCGCATCCGTCATGTCCTTAATCTGCTGATCTACATAAGCCTTTTGATCTAAAAGCTCTTGCGTGACCTTTGCGTCAAGTTTCGCAATCTCCTGATCCACATACCCCTGGTAGTCGGCTTCAAAATCATTAACAAAATCAATAACCTCGTTGAGTTTTGCGCTTAATTTGCACAAGACCTCGTAATAACTTAATGACTCATCATATACTACAGGTAATATAGGGTAGCATCTGTACATAATATTGGTAATATCTCCCGCCACGTTTGCACCTCCTCTCTCAATAAACTAGCATAAATAAATCTCTTAGCTCCGCGATAATCTGTAAATCTATATTTAAAAACGTATCACGAAACTCCTTGAGTAACTGCGCGCCTGAACGCGCACCTGTCATACCTGCTACATGTTCGGCATAATCATTAAGACTGTTAAATCCGCTGTTGGTTTTATTTTGTGAAGTACCCTTTGTATCTTGTGTACCTTTACCAGTGTCGCTAGAGTTTGTAGTGTCAATTGTAGCTGATGTAAGATACTTTAAGTTTTCCACATCCGTAAGCCCATTTTGTGGCGTCTCCTGAAATGCGTTAACATTTTTACCTGTTACGGTATTGTTATTATCTGTGGTAACTACGTTATCGACCGTTGTGTTAGCGTCGGTGCTGTTGGTGCCCTGATCTGTGCGTGTGCCTGTTGTAGTTAAGTCCTTGTCATAAAGGGGATTAAACGTTAACAATTGGCTCTCGTAAAGTTGATTATAATACGGCATGATCTCATTCATTTTTGTGTCTAGCCGTAATTTCCATAGACCGTATGTTTCGGAGCCAATCTCGCGCGTATAATAATGTTTTAATATTTTGGTTTCCAGCACTGACTTGTAGTTTTGGTCAAATATTGGATAATCAAAATTAAATATTATCGGACGAGCCTGTGAGATAACGTCACTTACACTTGCATAATCAACTGACTCTTTAAGTCCTATCAATGTTTCGCACAGATATCTCAATTCGGTGGTGTATTTGCTCATTCCTCCACCTCCTCTTCCGGTTCTGGCAGTGCGTCATAGTTAGCTAGATCGCCCTGCTGTACCGTACGGAATCTGACGTCAAGGTTAAGGCCAAACATAGCATTGATTTCTCGGCACGCCTGCCTACGAGAGTTTAGCATGACGAATCGGCTGGCTTCAACCTGGCCGTCCACACTTTCTGCTTCGCTTACAATCAGTCTTTCCTTTTTGTCTGTATTTGCGTTTCGGATGCCCAAAAACGATAATGCTTCATTCCAGATCATATGCTTCTGTGCCTCGAGCTTATCGGCAATATAATCTACATGCGTATCCAAAACGTTGATTGATTCGGGGTCAAAATCCTTACTGACTATAATTGCCTGTGCGTTACCGTTATACTGACTGTATATGTTTTCCAACGACAATCTGTTTTCCTCCGACGCCCGAATGAGTATCGGAGTTTTTTGCCCATTAAGATTAGTATCAATTGCGCGCTGTACAATGTATAATCTGTAAGCATATTGCTCAATTGTCAGTGCCGTTGGAGTGTGTAAATAATTGTTAAAGATCAGAACGCTATCGAGCATGTTACAGTCTTGCTGAAAACCATTGACTGCATAGGCGCGCCTGTATGTCGGTATTTGGTAAACGTTTAGTTCGCCACCTATTGTTGACATGGTTGCCATTGGTGCACCGTTATCAGCGTTTTCAAAAAAGATCGCAAAGCCCTTATCAAAAAGGGTGAGCTCTAAAAACCTCTCATCACAAGTGGGTGGTAAGTTAATCCACTCAAACATGTTTAATGCATAATTTTTCAGGCGGCAATAATAATCCTGGAAGGTAACGTTGTTGCGTACCATATCCCAGTCTATCTCTAAATTACACCCTCTACGTTTTGCCATTAGCTCACCTCCTTTTAATAAGTAACCTGGGCGAAGCATACCACATACATATCTGTTATGTCGATTGTATGCTCAAATATTCCGTCAGGTCCGCCACTGGTGGGGTTTGTTGTGTTACCGCTGATATAGGATATTGATGATCCATTGACTTTTGATACCACACCTACATGGGTAAGATCAGCAGTTGTGTGACGGTTGCTAAAAAATATCACATCGCCACGTTTGGGATATCGGAGTGTCCCACCGTACTGCGGGGTATACCACTTTATGGTTGACATGCGAGTCCAAAGGGTATCTACATTTGCATTTTTGGGCACTTGTGATGATACTCCAACTTTAGATGCGTAATACGTTAGGCTGGTTGTACACCATGCACTTTTAACATAACTACCATAGTACCATATCTGTATTGCACCTACCGTTGCATCCCATTCCACCGCGCCAATTCCGCTTGCCATAGCATCGGCGATTGTGTTGTATACTGGTTCTCCGCCACTAAATACTGCTTCTACCACGCTATCGCTGTTGTTTAAAATACACCATGTTTCTGGACTTGTTGTATCCTGGATAGTTGCTGATCCGCTGTTTACTTGCCAATGGTTAAACGTCTGCCCCTCGATCGTCATTGCTTCAATCTGTATTTGTTCATCACCGCGATACGTTCCAGATCCATATCCGTTAATAACATTCAGGCCGTAATTTGCTTCAGGGCTTGTTGTATATGTAGCTGTTATTACTGCATCTGTGCTACCCATGGTATAGTAAGTTCCCACTGCGGACGGTTGTGCAATTGTACCATCGCCACTGTTTAAAACCCATTGGCTAAATACTTGATTAGTTGGTGCAGGATCAGCCGTGATACTTACACGATCTCCGCTATAATAACTTCCACTTCCAGTCCCGCGGTTAACTGTAACCGTGTGTGGATTATCTAGCGGTTTCTCACCATTTGGTAAATTGTAGTTACCAATATCATCCGTGTGCCAGATCGTACAACCATTGTCAAACATCTGCATGATTGTATGGATACTGTCTCCCGGGATACATCCGGTTATAATTACGCCATTGGTTTTAATAAAATTCCAGTTCGGACGCGTTCTGTAATTGATATCTTTTGCACGATTTACTTTGTATCCGTACATTGTAAAATAGGTATCAATCGCACGCGCGTAGTCATAAGTGATGGATCTGTTTTCGACCATAAATCCATATCGGTTGGCTACAAATAACGGTGTTCCACTCATGCCGCCTTTAGCTGACGGAGGAACAAGGGAAAATACTTCACGTTCCTCTTGCAAATTTCGCGTGATCATATTCATATCGTAATTCATGTTGATCACAGCTTTTGTCGCATCTGTAGCGGCCCCTATTACTTGACCTATTCCGGATGTAATATTGGCGGCGTTTAATAAGTTTGTTGCTAACGCTTCTGTCCGGTTGATGCCCTGATTTACCAATTTGTTGGTTGCCTGTATACCTACGTTTTCGGTGTCATATCTATACCGGATCTGTTGCACGGCGTTCCAGTTTAAATAATTATCCTTGACCCATTGGCATTGCTGGTAAGGCTCTAACTGTACGCCTTCTCCGACATTGTTTTGTACACCTTTATAATTGTTGGGATATAATACAACCGTTCCGGACGGGCCGCGATTAGCACGCATGGTAAGCTGGTTTGATTTTAAAAACTCATATCTTAACTGTGCAGATCCACCTGTTGTGGCTGTGACTACGCAGGCACGATACGGGTATTGCAATAACTTTTGATTGCGGGGAGAATACCCATTTAAGGTATTGGTAGTAGGGATTGCGTACTCTTTTTTAAGATCCCCGCTCCATTGTATCACCTCTCCGTTGTGCTGATCATAAGTGCACTCTTTTGGTAACATATACATACCTGTTATTGCATCACTTTTACCAGCTTCGGCTAGTGCGTATATGATTGACTGCAAACTAGCTACATTATCAAAAGTGTATATTGCTGTACCTGTATAAATACCATCTGTAACTCTACCAGATACAGGAGTAAAGTTGTTACTGTCAAAACTTACGGTTGTGCTTACTGCTATCCAGCAATCTGATAAGTTTATCATGCTGTATTGGTTAGTTACATAATCGCCAGTTGCAAGACCCTCGTCAATCAAACTTGCTCCAAAGGTATCATTAGCGATATGCTCCCTCTCCACAAAAGATGTCTTAAACTTTATATCAAATTGCCAAGTTTGCCACTCATCAAGCTCTAAAATAAGAATACTTGAGGTGGTATTTTTATATTGTACATCTTTTACAAACGCATAAAACCATTTGTCAGTAAAATTATTATTGCGAAACATTACATAGCAAATGTTATACAACTGATCAGCAACGTATGGGACGATAATGCTACTGTTTTTACGTTGATACGTGTAGTGGTTATCGCCCTGCTCCGGCACCGTCACTGATATTTTACTTAAAAAATACTGCGTCTGTGCATCCTTACTCTCAAAGTCCATTTGGTTATTATAATCTTTGAGAGGTACGTTACTCAACAGATGTACAACGGTCTGCGGCTCAAAAAGCATTAAGCACCAGCGCTAACTGTAATTGTAGCCGAGCCGGATTTACTACCATCAACTACGCTTGTAGCAGTTACAGTTAAAGTTGTGTTAGGTTCGTTAGCCGGAATTGTTACCAGGCCGCTCGCGGAAACAGTAGATGCTACTGCCGTAGATCCCGAAATTGTCCATCTTACTTCATCATTGATATTACCAACCTTAGTTACAGTTGCAGTCAACTGCTGTGTACCTGGTTTAGTAACAGTTGCGGTTGCGGGCGTAACCTCTACGGACGTGATTGAAGGGGTAACTACCTCTGCTGTTGTAAACTGAATTGCATTTGCAAACTGTGACGTAGACAGAATTTCCCAATGGTGGAAGAAGTAGTTCCAGTACAATCCCTGTGCATTGTACTGCTCGGTAAACGTGAAGAATGTGTCGTAAACCATGAACCAAGAACGATCCACCATCAATGCAACCGTGTCGGTCAGTCCTCCAAAATCGTCAACGATCACGACCTGACCGATAAAGTCTGTATACGCAATGTTAAAAGCGCGAGCAAGAGCTTCAACATCAATCAGAGCTTCAGTTTCAGGCGTCATAAAAATTACAAGGTCTTCAACTCGGCTGAAATTGTAAACTCCCTGTGCATTGTAAGCGTTAGACATAAAACCTAACTTTGTGGCTGTAGCCCTAAGCGTTGTTAAAAATGCTTTAGCTGACGCTTCATCCGTTACCGCATTCACCTGGATCTGATAAAACTTATCCGCATAGTCATTCATTAAGTTTTTCATCAACAGAAATTCGTCCAGATTGTCGCCGCTGTAAAGTGAGTCAACGATCTTTGCTATCAGATCCTCGATTCCACGGTACGTTAAAAATGCAGTCCTTAACTGATCATTGCTGATTGTTGCCTTGTAAAAGTCCTGACGGTTTAAGCGATGGAAGATTGCTTTAACGTTAGGGATCACGCGCTTAAATACTTCATCTTCCGCAATCGCCGGATCATAGTGCTGTGCCTTTGCAATATCCACAAAAACTTCTTCAATGTCCTTACCAAATTCCAGTTTTCCCTTTTTAAATCTACGCAGAGGGTTTTCGTACAGTTTGTTCTGGATCAGCACCATTCCGATACGGTTAATCAGTGCATCTAAAAATTCATTTCTGGTGGCTTCATAATTTATGATAGCGTCACCGACTGCCGTAATGTTATCCTTTGTAGCTTCTGGAATACGTTCCTGATATGTAGGCGTACCCTCGGCTCTAATTGTATTTAAGAGCATTACAGTATCTACGCCTTTAGCCAAACCTTTAACAGCCATATTTTAATACTCCTCTCTTTTTTCAAAAAGCTGGTCAAATGTTAATGTTTCTCCGTCCTCTTTAATATCTTCATCCTGCGTTTCCATTGCCCGTGTCGATGCGGCTCTGTAAAACAGATCAAGATTTTTCTGGCGCAGATCCTCGTAACGATCATAAAGACGGTCGTAACTGTCTTCATACCGTCTCATGCGTTCATCATACCCTCTGTATGATTCACGTAGAGCATCGAGTTTCTCTGTCAGCACAGTTGTATCACCGTTCGCTTCAAGCACGTCTGTTAAAACCTTTTCGTACTCCTCCGGTGACATTCTCTTTCTTTCCTCACCGTCTTCATCTGTCGCGTAAGGTTCCAGCTTTAAACCTCGTTCCTTACGATAGGCGGCGCGTTCCTCACGGTCACGTTTCACCCGTGGGCTCTCCCATTCTCTTGCCATGGTCTTTTCTCCTCTCATTAAAATAGTAGGGGTCGATGCCCCTACTATTATTTTATCACATTTTCAGATATTTGTAAAACGATTTTATGTATAATTTGTCTATCCTTTTATAGTAAAATCTACTTCCTTTAGTACAACTCCACCATTGACATGACTAAATGTAAGCTTGCCATTGTATGCTTTACCTATTTTAAAGTTTTCCCACGTAACCTGTGGGTAGCATCTTTCTGGCAATCCTGCGCATGTTATTTTATCTCTCATGATTAACCTGTCTATTTTTATAACCTTATAATCTATACTTTTTAAAATTGCAAATGGCGATCTTTTTAAGGTTCGTTTAGTTTTGTTACCATCAACGTACTTGTATTGACCGTACCCTAGTATAAGCTCTCTTTCCAAATATGTTTTAGCTCTCACGTATCTTCCGAGTACAAAAGAGCTCTCATGTTTCCATGCCCCTAATTTTGTAGAGTCTACTTCTATTCCGTCCGGTACGTTAAGGCCCTCTAAATGCAAGCTATCCGTGTCAGCATAAATAAATCGATCGTAACATGTCTGCGCTGAACGTATCGTTTTGTCACGTGCCCATGCAGTTATAAATGTACCGACCGGGATGTAAATGGGATTGCGGTATTCTTGTTCGCCTAGTTCGTACACTATTTTACCGTTGTCAAATTTTGGGTGTTTGGATCTTACTTTAGGGTTTAAAGCAAACTTACCATATAAAGCGTTTAGCATAAGCTTTGCTAGTGTACGCATACCTTTGTTACCGTTTTTAGTAGATTCGATTTTAACCTGCATCCATTTGTCAATATATGCTCTAAACATTGTATTACTACTTTTAAATTTCCAGCCGTCAATGTACTCCACGTTATAAACGTTATAATGTTCAAAAAATAGTTTTAGGTCTACACTTGTCAGACACATATCGATCCATTCATTATTGGATGATTCGATATATTCAGTCGGGATAAATGCCAAATTGTTTTTAAGCTGTATTGTGGGTAACATTCCAGGTTTTAATTCAAACTGACAACTAAAATGTTGTACGTATAGGTTATAGTGATCATCTTGCTTATACTCTCCGCTAAAATATACCCCTTCACCATACGGCAGATCGCAATAGTACATTGCCCAAGGGTATAGGCTGTTAACGTCCAGCACGATCCCTTTTCCAACGGGCCTGTTTTTGTACTTTTTATTAAGGTATACATACCCACCTTTATAACTGTGCCTGATATCACTGTCATATTCGGGCACGGGGAACCACTTGTCAAAATATTTGCCTACAATAGACTTATAATCTGCTAATGCATTACTGCCCTGTGTCATTTGTACCATATTTTGATCAAACATGATTTTAAGTGCGCGAGACATTATCTCCACATCATGTTTTAAGTATTCGATCTCATATGGTAAAAGTTGGTACCCAACCGGTCGTTCCTTATCATAATCCAATTCCAGCTTAGATAAAGGTAGACCAAAAGACTTAGCGACCTGCGCAACACTAAATGGTAAAATTTTAAGTGAGTCAAATATCTTTATTCTTTTACGTTGTGATTTAGATATACAGATTTCAATACTATAAAATTGCCCCTTATCTGATATTAACGAACAAAATGTGTTATTTTCTAGTTCTTTCCGTGACTTAACGTACTTAAACCCATTACTAAACAACCACACAAAAATAAACTCTCCGTCAAATTTGAGGTTGTGAAAGTAAAGAGTTGTTTTGGGATCATTATTAAGTATCCAATTAAACATTCCATCAATAACCGTACCGTGAATGTAATTATCTGGATTGCCTATCTCGCACAATCCCCATGCCCAAACCCTGCAATCGTTTGGATCGGTTGTAGTCTCAAAGTCAGCCGAAAATAACATTATTTACCTCACGCGCTTAGATAGTCTTGTAAAATACTGATAATTACTTCTGCTTTTTGTTGCATATATTCTGCTCCGTAAACAAAATCAATAGTTAAATCCTGATTTTCGTAATACATGTCTGTAAATTCATCTGGTGTAAATTTCATTACCAGATCATTTATAATAGGTGCGTATTGTCCCATTTGATCGTCAACCGCTTTCATATAATTCTGCATATATAGTTGCTTATGCCCCCCTATAAAATCGCTATCAAAAAGACGATCTACACCCTGTATAAACTTATTAAATTCCTCTGGGCTCCTAGCATTTAACAGTTTATTTTGTTTAGGTTTTAATTCTTCCAGACGATTTCCGTACATTTCTCCACGCTTAAAACCGGTCTTTAATCCAGATACTACAACATCTGCTTGTTCCGCTTTCTTTCTTTCATTAGTTCGCCTTCTGTTAATAGATGAAATCTTTATGGATGTTTCACGTGAAACATATTTGATTGTTTTAATACCGTTCTTTCCTGTAACGATTTCTCCCGCACCGGTCTTAAATAGCCGGTTAAGAGAATTAAGTTCACGGGTGATATCCGATGCTTTTGTTACTTTTGATTTTATTTCTTTGATTGACGTTGTTGATGGCAAAATTACGTCTTTATACTTAGGGGATTTTTGCATACTTTTAATTTTACGATTGTATTTTGCTACAGCATTTTTGATCTGCTTGTTTTGTTTTTGATTGTATTTCACATTACATTCCCCCTAACGTATCTCTCATTAACTGGCCGCTATCAATGTAATTGTACACAAGCACAAAGATAGTAACCGCTACTACAATACCCACAAGTATAATTAACAGATATAACAAAAACAGCCATTTACATCCTTTCATTTTACCCTCCTATTAAAATGGGACGCCCGTTTCAGGCGCCCCAAAATTGTTTCACGTGAAACACTTATTTGCCGAATCCGACAGCTGACACTGTCAAGATGTTCTTTTCAGCAGACTTCCGTATCTGCTGTACTTTAAACTTGATGCCCTTTTCCCATGACGGTGCGCCGAATGCTTGAATGGCCTTTTTGATGGATCCGTAAATACCGGTAGACACACACTGATAGGATTTATCTTTACCGATCAGAATTACCCGCGGTTGCCAGGTAAGCTCACCTGTCATTTTGTTCTCACACTGCACAGCCTCAATGTATACGTCATAAATCAAGATCTCCTCGTTGATATGATCGCTTACTCGATCAGTAGGGCTGTTCATTACATTAAACAGCTTAAGCTTTTCATCTTCTGTTTTTGGTACAAAGCTACAGTAGCTCACCTGACGGGATGTTAAATTAGCTACGATTTTCTCATCTTCATCCAGCGTATAGGATGTAGATACCTGTGCGGCTTCTCTAACTGCCGGTGCTGTTGTGTCGATTTCTCCTGTAAAGGGATTAAAGTTTTCCATAGATTTACCTCTTTCCTGCGTCTTCATAGATCGCATCATTTAATATTTTTATAGTATACCCTTTTTCTTGCTTACACTTTGCGTATTCGACTACTTCATGATAGTTCCAACTCTGTTTAAATAGCAGATTTTTTGTTTTTGGGTGCTCTAACACACAGTAAAATTTTGACTGCATAGGTACCTTCAATCCAGGTCGGCGGCCTGACCGGAAAAGTGATCTTCAACGTTCACGTCCTTATCGCTAAAGTATTCCGCAAGCCCTTTATCACCAATAGGTTCAGATACTAATTCTGCATGTTTTAAAAAGTCTTCAACAGGCATTCTGTAAAGTAACGATATGTATTCCTTTTCCTTTACTCTTAACATTGCGTTACGCTTAAGTCCTAGCGCGCTTTTTGCCTTACGTATCAGCTGATCATCTGACAGCTCTCCATCTGTTTCCACTGGATAAGTATTTACAACAGTGATCTTTTCTGATGATAAATCAATGTTAACTTCCTCTACCGTTGCCAACGTCACAATAAACGTTCTGGTTACATATTTGCTCATTTTAATCCTCCATTAATATGATTATTTTATTGTCTTTACTTGTCTGCATGATAACCTTACCTGTCTTGCTTAGATTGTTTATCATGTTACGTGCCTGTTTGTGATCGACCGTGCATTCCTTTAATGTGGTCGGTGACCTTATTACCATTTTGTATTTCATCCTACAGATTCCTTTCGATCATATTTACTACGTGTTCCATCATGTCCTTACATTTATTTATAGCAAAAGACTCTATAAAATAACCATCATTTAACATTTTGTCAGAAAACTTTCCCATATACTCCACATATCCCTTTGCTATTTCATTGGTTATGATAAGGTTTCTTTTTAAATCCTGTAATTCATAATTCTTTTCTTGCGGTTCGTCGCCCAGGGTATTAAAGATGTTAAATTCTCTACCTTCCCTTTCAGCCGCTTTCTCTTCCTTTTCCATTCTTGCTTCAACAGCTTTCATAATTTCTTCAATTTCTCTCTGCGTCATTTTATTCTCTTTCCTTTCTTTATCGTTTTTCTTTTATTTTATCATGCGATTATGAACAAATTGTGAACGATCTTGAAACAAATTGTAAACAATGCTAAAGTATGCTATAATATCTATAGGACGCAAGGCCAACGTAACATTGGGCTCTGGATGTCAACGGGTGAAACCGGCCGGAACCCAAATGGTGTGACAGCTAATGTTACGCCCTTGCAGTCCGTTTGAGGTGATGATATGTGGTATGATGTACGCAAAACTTTATCTTATAATTGTCTGTTTAATTTTGTAATTGGCAATAGAGGTTGTGGTAAGACCTATAGTTGCAAAAAATGGGCTGTTGATGATTATCTTAAAAACGGCAATGAGTTTATATACTTGCGTAGATATGACAGTGAGCTTGATCTAGTTAAAAAGAGCTTGTTTAATGACCTGTGTTTAAATGATCAAAGGGATCTAGAAATTGAATACGCGCAAGGAAATGAGTATAGACTCAACGAACAAACATTCGGCTATTGCATGCCGTTATCTATATCACAGGATTTTAAATCATCATCCTATCCCAAAGTTAACAAAATCATATTTGATGAGTTTATAATTGATAAAGGTTATAAGCACTACATCAAAAATGAGGTAGAGCTTTTCCTAGATTTTTACGAGACAGTTGCCCGTATGAGGGATGTAACTGTAATATTTTTATCAAATGCGATCAGCTTTTACAATCCTTATACGGTCTATTTTGATCTCAAGTTACCTTTTAACAAAAACATTGTAACTAAAAATGATATACTGTTACAGCTTGTTAGCGATGAGGATTATATCAACACTAAAAATCAAACACGGTTCGCGAAACTTACTGCCGGTACTAAATACGCAGATTATGCAATCAACAACAACTTCCTACGCGATGATGATAGTTTTATTGCTAAAAAGACTGGACGTTGTGATTGCTCTTTTATATTTACTTATCAAACAGGGACATACGGCGTCTGGTTTAATTATGATGCTGGTCTTATATATGTATCACAAGATTATGATCCTAGTTGCAGACTAAAGTATGCGTTTACGTTGGATGATCATGGGTCAAATACCACACTTATAAAAACTACACGCAACGGTTACTTGCGCACCTTTATCCGCAACTATCAATTAGGTAACGTCCGGTTTGAGAATCAACGGGTCAAAAACGTTACCTATGATATAATACGATCATTAATAATGTAAAGGAGGAGGTGAGACGATGGATGCAAACGCCATTATACAGATTTTATCAACAGTGGGATTTCCAATTGTTGCCTGCGCGGCCATGGGATGGTATGTCAAATACAATAATGACAAATTCCAGACTATTTTAATGGATACAAACAGCAAGCATAAACAGGAAATGGACAACATTGTAACGGCAATCAACAATAACACATTGGTGATGCAAAAATTAATCGACAAGATGGAGGCCTAAAATGCAAATTACGTTAGATACCAATAATATGTCTATCATTATTGACGGTAAAGCTTATGCAATTACAGATAAGTCTAGTAATGATCCTGCAACCGCGCCCACCAAAAAGACAATGGCGGACTTTTTTGAAGCTGATGAAGGCGCAAAGGAATGGGACGCTACCGTTGCTAAGATCCAGACATGGTATTACGGATATGTGAGCAAAACAGCCTGGTGTGCAACATCGCTGTCTTATTACGCCAACATGGCGGGGGTCGCTGATCAGACTGGAAAATACAACAATGTGGATCGAGTGAAAGATTTCATGAATTCGCGTGGAATGTTGGATTGTACCAAAAATTATGGCGGCGGTCATTACGTACCTAAACGCGGCGATGTTGTATTTATGTCTGACAAAAAGACATATGCAGATTGCACACACATCGGTGTGATATCTGATATCAACACCAGCAAAGGCACAGTTACGGTTATAAGTGGCAATTGTGCTGATTCTATTTGCAAACGTACCTACAATTATCTGACAGATAAGTACGTTGTAGCATGGGGCAGGATCGTATACTAAAGTATTCGATCTATTCATAACAAAATAATGCGCTAATTCTTCATATTTGTGTGGACGGTCAAAATGCATCCCTTACGGTGGGATGCATTTTGTTTTTCAAAATTTATAGATTGTTCATGGTTTGTTCATATTTATGTGATAAAATAAAAAGAAAACGGAGGATTTAAAGAATGTTTGATGAACAAGAATTATTAACACTATCTTATGGGCTGGTTACTTTACTCTCCGAACTGGATCACAAAAGAAGAAAGTTATGTGTAAGATGGAGAGAAGCGGCAGAGGAGGAAGAAACTGAAGCAATGGAATATTACAATAGGCGAATAGAAGGCATTAGAACTAAAGTAAGTTATGTAAGGGAACTGATGGAGAAGCTTGATAAAATTACAGGACTGGGAGAATAAATATAACGAATTGGAAACGCTGTTAAGAACATTGCTCGATAAATTAACACCTCTATATTAAACCTTCCCGCCCCGTCCGGCCCGGCCCGCAAATGGGTCGACCGG